ATTATAATACAGCCCTTGGAACCGAAGCTTTAAAAGCTCAAACAACAGGTATTAGCAATACTGCAGTTGGTTACTTTTCTTTAGTAGCTTCGACAACAGGTGCTTGTAATGTAGCAGTTGGAGTACAGGCTGGTGATAGTGTAACCGATGGTCTTGCAAATACACTCATAGGTTCTTTCGCAGGTAAAGATTTAGCAGCTGGTGGAGGAAATGTAGTTGTAGGCAGTATGAAACCTGATGGTGTTTATTCACCTCCTTATAATCTAGGTAGCAGTGATAATAATAGAATAGTTTTAGGAAGCACTACATCAACTAATGCTTATATACAAATAGATTGGACAGTTACTTCAGATCTAAGAGATAAAACAAACATTGAAGATGTGCCTCATGGATTAAATTTTATTAATCAAATAACACCAATTAAATATAATTTCAAAACTTCAAGAGAAGATGAAACTATTAATGGAAATAAAAAATATGGTTTTTCTGCACAAGAAATTTTAGAATTAGAAGGTGAAAATCCTATTATTGTAGATAACGAAGATACGGATAATTTAAAAATAACTAATTCACATTTAGTTCCAATATTAGTTAATGCAATAAAAGAATTATCAGAAGAAAATAAAGACTTGAAATCTAGAATAGAAGCGTTAGAAAGTAATTAATAAATAGAAAGGAATATAATGCTTAATACGTACGTCGTAGAAGGTGGTGTTGGTAAATGCACTGCATTTACTGCTTTACTACCTAAATTAAAAAAGAAATCAGAGGTGCAAATATATACACCTTACATAGATTGTTTTGCTGGTAATCCAGATGTTAAACTAGCTTTAGAATCTACATTACCGTTACAAGATCCAAGGATCATGGCATCTGATAATATCTATTTTTGCGAGCCCTACAAATCTAATTTTGAATTCGGTAAACAACATATTATTGAAAGTTACTGTAAACACCACGGTGTAGATTTTAATAGATCTATGAGGCCTAAGATATATACAGATCAACATAAAGCATCTGTTACTAAATGGTTGGGTGATAATAGTATTGGTAAATATATTATGATTCAGTTTTCAGGTGGTCAATCTAAATGGAACTATGGAGAAAATGTTCAGTATCAAAACATTAATCCAAATAGAAATTATCAACCATTCTTGGCACAACAATTAGTTAATATGTTGCAAGAAGAATATAAAGACACAACTATTATTAATTGTGTTTTACCAAATGAACCACATTATCAAAAAACTATTAGATGTGATCTACACTGGGCCCAGGTTCATGAGATGTTAAAAGGATCTGAAGGGTTTATAAGTATTGATAGTTGCTTACAACATTTTTCAGCATCAGCAGAAAAACATGGGGTAGTAATTTGGGGCTCAACAAGGTGGACACAATTTGGTTATTCTCATAACAAAAACTTACATTTTTATATGAATGATAAGTGGGATGAGGCTAAATTTAATGATAGTGACCCAAGAAATAATATGGTAGAACCCAAGTTAGTTATTGATAATTTTAAGAAACTTGATAAAAATAAGACAGTTGCATGCGCAACAATATAATCACGGAGGATAAACTATGTCAGACGAAGTAAAAACAGCAGAAGAAATTGCACAAGATTACACAGCTATGGGTCATTCTGTAGATTTAATCAATGGTATCATTGATGGATCTAAAATGGCGGATGAAGAAGCAGTTAAAAGACAAGATTGTGTGAACAGAAATGTTGAACACTTAGAACTTATGGTTGCTAAAGATTACTGGACATCAGAAGATATGACTGCAGTTAATGCGGCTATCACTGCTGGTAAAGCTTACACAGCAAGTTAAGGTTTTTAATGATTACAATCGACGATAAAAAGTATGATGAAACTAAGCTTTCGGATGACGGGAAAGTTGCGTTACAAAATATCCAAGTACTAACTCAAGAACAAAGTAAGTTAAAAGTAAAGTTTACCCATAACGAAATTTTAACAAAGCATTACTTAGATATTTTAAAATCTAACTTACCCGAAGAGTTAAAAGAAGAAACTAAATGAGTGAAGTAAAAGTAAATAAACTTAGTCCAAGATCTGGCACCACTGTCACATTAGGCGATAGCGGTGATACCATTTCTATACCTAGTGGTGTTACATTAACTTCATTCACATCTACAGGTATAGATGACAATGCTACAAGCACAGCTATTACTATTGATAGTAGTCAGAATGTTTCGTTTGCAGAAGATATATCAACAGGAAATAATGGTGTTTTAAATATTTTAGATGGAGATGGAGATATTTCTGGAAAACTAGCAAATCAAAGTAGTTCAGCACATTCTTTAGAAATAATTGCAGACCCAAGTAATAGTGGTGCAAATTCTAATATGATTTTTAAAATAGATAATACAGAACGTATGCGTATCGACGATTCTGGTAATGTAGGTATTGGTAACACAGTAGCTTCAACAATTAATTCTGCAAATGGTACTGGAAATCTTGTAGTTGGTTCTGGTTCTGGCACTGAAGGAATTACTATTTATTCTGGAACTACAGGAGAAGGAACTTTACAATTCGCTGACGGAACTAGTGGTTCAGCGACTTATGTTGGTCAAATAAATTATAATCATTCTAGTAATGATATGTCATTTACTTCTGGTGGTACAGAACGTATACGTTTACTTGGCACTGGTAATGTAGGTATTGGTACAAGTTCTCCTGGTTGTGCACTTGAAGTGTCTGGTACAGCTAGTCTTATGAATAATGTCACAAGAGTCTCTGCTAATTATCATCAGATAGCTGATGCAGGAGCTAATACATACACTTTAAAAATTCATAACAAAGCAACTTCTACAGGTGCTCAATACATAAATGAAGTAGCTTTTACAGCTGCAAACCCAGATAATAATAGTGCTAGATTTTATAATATGGTAGATAGCTCAGCTGTTAGATGTGATATTTATTCTGATGGTGACATTAAAAATCATGATAACTCTTATGGTTCTTTATCAGATGAAAGAATAAAACAAAATATAGTTGATTCTGGATCTCAATGGGATGACATCAAAGCTGTTAAAGTTCGTAAGTTTAAAAAGAAAGATGATGTACGTCAATATGGTGATAAAGCCTGGGTTCAAATAGGCGTTATTGCTCAAGAATTAGAAGCTGCTGGAATGGATAAACTAATTAGACATTCAGAACCAAGTCCTAGTGACATTTTATCAGATTCTACGTTTGGTACTTTATATGAAGATGGGGATGAAATTCCAGAAGGTAAAGCTATTGGAGATATTAAAGAAATAAAAGCACAAGTTAAAGGTGTTGGTTATTCTGTTCTTTATATGAAAGCAGTTAAAGCATTGCAAGAAGCTATGGAAAGAATTGAAACACTTGAAACTAAAGTACAAACTTTAGAAAATAACCAACCATAATAAGGAGAAAACAACATGGCAATAACATACGAATGGTCTTTCCCAAACTTTGAGACAAACTCAGAGAATGTAGTTAAGACAATACATTGGAGATATACAGCAGTAGATGGAGAATACTCTGCAACTATGTATGGCTCTTGCGCAGGTTCAGATGGTATGAACTTTGACAGCATGACTAAGGAGTATTGCGAAAATTGTGTTCTTGAAAATCAAGATACTACAATTGAAGATATGCAAAGCAATTTGTCTGCACAAATCGAAGAACAGAAAAACCCAACATTGACATCGAAAACTAAGGAATGGTAGGTAAGCTACCATGTTCTTCGGTGCAACTACCTTTTCCCAAGCAGCCTTTTCCGATATTGGATCAGGAAATGCATTAGTTGATGTAACAGGCTCAAGAGTTAATACATCAATTGGTAATGTAGTTGTAGTTGGTAACTCATTAGTATTACCAAACGGTAACAGATATAATTTATCAACAGGTACAGTAACTGTTAAAGAAGGTGCTAATGTACCTTTAACAGGCAATCAATATAATGTAGGAGCTGGCACTGTCACATTCTCTATTAGTGGAACAGTTACTCCAACAGGTAGCAGAATTAATGCAGCGATAGGTAATGTAACTGTTGCAGCAGGTGCTGTACTCTCAGTAACAGGTAATCAGTTTAATTTTTCTACAGGTAGTCCAACTGTTGTAGCCAATGCACTTGTTGCAGCAACAGGAAATCAATTAAATATTGCAACAGGCACAGTCAATGCTAAAGCAGGGGCCACGGCACAAGTAACAGGGAACAGGTTAAATACATCAATAGGTAATGTAACCGTAACTGGTAAAGCAGTTATTCTACCGAATGGTAATCAATTAAATATTGGAACAGGTTCAGTCACAATTGCAGCTGATGCAAACTTCTCCGTAACAGGTAGTAGAGTTAATTTATCAATCGGTGATGCGGTTGCTAAAGCAAATGCAACGGCTATTGTGACAGGTAATAGATATAATTTAGCTACTGGATCAGTGACAATTGTTGCAAAAGCAGGTATAGTGCCAACAGGCACTCAGATAAATGTAGCTACAACAGAAGCTACACTTAGAATATGGAATGAAATACAAACAGGAGCAAACCAAAGTTGGAATATTAGTCCAACACCGTAAAATTAAATATGTTTTTTGGATCAACTACATTTGCACAAGCACCTTTTTCCGATATTGGAAGTAGCACTGTTAGTCCTATAGTTATACTATCTGGTAACAGATTAAATATATCAATAGGTAACATAACAACACTTCCTGAGCAATTAATAGGTGTTACAGGTCAACAATTTAGTGTTGCAACTAACCCTGTAAGTGTGATAACATGGAACCCGATACCTCCAGGGGTAAATCAAACATGGGTCCCAATAGATCCATTAAATCCATAGGAGAAATAAATGGCATCAAGTACATCAAGTGATTTAAAATTAGAACTAGTTACAACAGGTGAAAAAGCAGGTACCTGGGGTACAATTACAAACACAAATTTACAAATACTAGAACAAGCAGCTAGTGGGTATATTGCAGTTGACGTTGCATCTAGTGATGTAGCTTTATCTTTATCCAATCATGCTGTATCTAACGGCAAAAATTTATACTTTAAACTTACAGGAACATTAGCTGCTAATAGAAATGTAACAATGCCTGATTCTGCAGAAAGAGTATTTATTGTAGAAGACGCAACAGCTAGATCTTCATCTAATTATACATTAACAGTTAAAACAGTTTCAGGAACAGGTGTATCTATTCCAATAGGTTGTAAAATAGTTTTATATTCTGATGGCACTAACATAAACCCTGGTCTAATAACTAAGGGTTATTATACTGTACCAAGCGCTTATACAGCAGTTAATGGTGATCAATTATTAATTAATACTTCTGGATCAGGAGGAGGTTTAAATGCTCCTGTTACAGTAACATTACCAGCTTCTCCTGCAATAGGCGACGAAGTTACATTCATAGATAGTGGAAATAGTTTTGGCTCTAACAACTTAACTATTAATAGAAACAGTTCACCTATTTTAGGAAATGCCGCCAATTTAATATTATCCACAAACGGAGCTGCATTTACTTTAGTATATGCAAACTCTACAAGAGGCTGGATATACAAAGATAACATATAGGACCACGGACCATGGCCCTTATTGATTTTAAATTTAAACCAGGAATCGACAAGCAAAGCACAGAAGCTGGTGCAGAGCAACGTTGGGTTGATTCTGATAATGTTAGATTTAGATATGGCCTACCAGAAAAAGTTGGTGGATGGTCTTCTTTAGTTACAGATTCTATTGTTGGTATTGCTAGAAAACTTCACTCGTTTGTAGATCTTGAAGGTAATAGATACGTTGCAATAGGCACAGATAAATTTTTACTTATATACTTTGAAGGTAGATTGTATGACGTTACACCCCTTGCAACTACGATATCAAGTGCAACATTTACATCAACAGGTAGTGTAACAATTACTATTACCACATCTGCAAACCATGGTTTAGAAATAGGAGACATAGTATTATTCGATAGTGTAACACTACCATCAGGTACAGGTAAATCTGCATCTGACTTTGAAGATAAATCTTTTCAAATCCTATCAGTTCCAACATCAAAAACATTCACTGTTAATTTTACCAGTACAGTTAGTGCTGCATCTGGTGGAAGCATAGATCTAAAACCGTATGAAAAAGTAGGACCCTCCGCTCAGTCTTACGGCTATGGATTTGGTATTGGTAATTATGGTGGTACGGTAACCGGTGTTATTTCAACAACTTTAAACGGATCGTTGGGCGCAAACACTACAGGAACAGGCGGAGGGTCTACTGTTACACTAACATCTACCACTGGTTTTCCAACAGGCGGTGGGACAATTGCTGTTGCAGATGAATTAATTACATACACAGGTATTAGTTCAAACGATTTAACAGGTATTACAAGAGGAGCGTTAGGCACAGCAACAGCTGGTACATCTAATGGACAAGCTCATAGTAGTGGTGCAACCGCAACAAATGCTACAACGTTTGCTGGATTTGGTAATGCAGTAAATGCATCTACTGTGACTCTAGAACCAGGACTTTGGTCACTAGATAATTTTGGACAAGTTCTTATTGCAACAATTGCAAACGGTAAAACATTTACATGGGATGCATCTATTACAGCTAAGTTTACAACAAGAGCATCTACTACGACATCTGGTTTTGCAACAGGAAATAATCCAACAGCCACAAGAGTTACATTAGTTTCACCAACAACAAGACACTTAATACACCTTGGAACAGAAACCACTATTGGTACACCAACAACACAAGACGATATGTTTATAAGATTTTCTGACCAAGAAGATATAAATGACTATACACCAACAGCAATAAACACTGCAGGGACTTTAAGATTACAAGATGGAACAAAA